GGCCTAACTGTGCCTTAGTAACTTTTTTATCAAGGTCTTCCCATACCCTTAATTTCCAGGTCGAGGACTTCTCTACATCAGGTACATAAGCATAAGCAGCCGATGGATATTTAACCCCATCCTCTGTCTGCATAACGGCTTGCTCTTTAAGCCAAGTCAATGTCGAGGTAGCCTCTTTGACTGCCTTCTTTAATTTGGTAATATCCATGTCGTCAGATGATAAAAGCTCTTGGCATAACTCCATAATCTTCTTAATCCTTCCGGAGTCCTGCGAGGCGTTTCTTTTACCAGCCTCTTGTATAATCTCTGCATAAACGACTTGCAACGCTTCCATAGGTTCATAGGTTATTTGTTTAACAACCTTCTCTGGCTCACCGAATGAATAACCATCCTCGGCAACCTCGTAAGACAATTTATACGACTGCCCATCGATGTTATAAATCAATTCAGTGTCGTAAACCTCCTCAACGGTTATGCTCTCAGGTTTTGGAGAGGCTTCCTCTGCTACCCCATACCTGGCCATTAGCGCAGCCTGCAAAGATTCTCTTTTATCGTCCATAGATTCCCTCCGTTCCCCAATGTCTTTCGCCCTCATGCGAGTGCCACACTCAGGGCAGACTTGGGTATTGCATTTGACATTCTCTTTAACGGTTATCTCCTCATTACACTTAGGGCAATAGCAGACATGCTCTCCGTGTGGATGCACAGCTTCTTTAGCTACCCACTTATCGTCCACCTTCTCGTATTTAGTTTTAACAGCAGTCCATGCCGTAGCCGATGATTTCATTTCGTCACCTTTGTACTGGATAAATGCAGCATTGAAGGCAGCAACCCATATCTCAATTAAATGCTGTGGTAATCCCTTAATTGCGTCAGGTGGTTTCTCTACCGTATATGGCATTATTCCCTCCTCAAATACAAAAAAAGACCCGCAAACCTTTTACAGCCTGCGGGTCCTCCGTCTAGCTAATTGAATTAATTTATTTTTTAATCACTACTTATGCAAGAGCATTCCGATATATTCCCGATAGGTTATATCGTATTCCCTTCCTGCTAATATAGGGCAAACAACAAATACCAATAATATTACCCCAATTACTACTTCCATAAGGTTCCTCCTTAACTTTAGATTTCCTGCCTGCCAAACCCTACACCCAAATCCTTCCCCCACACAACTACAACTCGTTCCTCATCTTTATCACCCTCAAATACAAAGTTTACTTGCGAGAGGTTAGGAAAGGGAGATGAGTTACTGTGCACTATTGACATACGCTTTAATTTAGAGCCTGCTCTCTGCTCTGATAACATTTCAACTATACTATCATTCTGGCTCATTTAAGGTTCCTCCTTTTTCTCTAATAGTGTTTGTATATTATCTAATTTATCACTCAAGCCTTTTATAGATTTGGGCGATGGCTCATATCCTTCTGTGATAAAGAACCCTATTATAAACCTAATAGCAAATACAGCTATCACCATTGCTAGGCCAAACCCCGCTGCCCCTTCCAACCACATTTTACCTACTTCTGCTGTTAACATAAGGTTCCTCCTTTAATCAGCTTGTTTTGGCTAATTCATGGAGATAGGCTGTGCAATTATCTCCATAGGTAGGTTCTTCACCATTTGCATTTGCTCGTAGAAATTCTATCACAGTTTGAAATTCTACTTCAAACTCACCAGGCTCTTCGATATACCGCCTTATCCACTCATTAAATGCTTTTACCATTGTCTCCTTTTCCATAATTCCCTCCTTTAATCTGGATACGTTCTCTCAATGGCTATTAACGTTTCTTTACCATTACGCACCTGTACTTTAATATTACCATAGTCAAGATACTTTTTCCAGTCTATTTTATCAAGTTCCTCTTTAAGTTCTTTATCTTGATTCATTATCTCCTTAATATCGCTGGCGCTTAGTACTCTTTTGAATAGCGTGCCATGCAGCCTGGCCACACAAAAAATCATAATCTGTTAACTCTCCATATTTGAGCAAGGCTTTTTCAAATTCCTTTCTCCAAGCCTTCTTCTTCTCAGATGGAAGTTTATCAATAGCTGGTGGTAATATCATACTGCCCCCTTTGATAAAAAGAAGTTGACATTTGTGGTCAGGTCATTAAATAAGTTGCTATCCGATGCGCCATACCCCTCGTAATAACCCATATTAAAAGCAGCATCCTTTCTCACCGATGTATAATCTAGTGCATTAAGGTGGTCAAGTTTCCCTTGCCCTAGACCCAATCTATATTCTGTAGTCGGTTTTAGTGCCTTCCGCATCTCCTCCCGTTTTATCAGACCATAGCGCCTTCCTAGTTGCTCTTTTGCAGCGTCTACAGATGCCGCAGTAGCTCGTTTCACCTCATCTGGCGTCATTGTTGAAATTTTCTTAAGGTCACTATTGATTAGGTTATAGTTCTTACCATCATACATTTTACCACTAACAACCGATTTCTTCACTTGTTCTGGCGCATCTGTTAAGCGTTTATCTGCTGCTTTAGGTAGCAAGGCCGGTGCCAGCGCACATTCGCAGTTAGGGTGAGCAGGAGGCGCCATGTCGCCACTTGGGAATGCTTGATTAACTGGTATCACACCAGCAGCAGCATTCGCAGAGCATATACCGCAATCACTTGTACCAGGCCAGACCCATTCTTTCCCTTCTATCCCCATATCCTTCATGCTGTCTAATGAGGCGGTAGATAAAGCATTAGCTGTCTCGGTTCGTGCTATCATTCTAGACCGATACTTTGACATATCAGTAAACGCCTTTCTTAAATCTCTTTGTATTCCTGGTATGCCCCGCTTGTTCTTTATGCCTTGACTAATTACATCTGCTAACCGCCTTTTGGTCTCCTCGTCCATCTGAGTGACTAATCGAGCGCCTTGTTTCTCTGCCCAATCTACCGCTGCCTTAATAGGAGGGCCTTCATAGGATATTGGGATTCCGCCCTTAGTCTTACCCCATGATGTCATCTCAGCCGTACCAGAGATGTAGGTCTCAGCCTGTAAGCCAGCTATTGTAGACTTTATATCTTCGCCAAAGTAAGCCAGTATTGGGCCAAAATCTATCTCACCCTTTCCTAAAGCCTTTAAGACATCATCTTCTAATGGCAATCTATTCCCCCAGTTCGTGCCTGATAAATTCTTCGGCTGATTTTACATTGAAACCTAGTTTAATAGCAAAATTACTAAGACGTAGGCATGGGGAACATCTTTGCCGTTTTCCAATAACAGGAATCCCAGAGTCTTCCCTGCGCATTTCCCCTACTGCTGTTTCTAAATTTGGGAGATTAAATTCTTTATCCACAACTACTCCTTTACATACCTATTATAAATACCAGCCAGTTTAGAATAAGGGAATGCCTTCTCTAAATTATCGAAATACTTAGCGAGCTTTCTTTGAAGCCCTAGCCTTAACCTTTCGTTTTTTGGGCTCTGTGGGTTTGCTGGTATCTGAGCTTCCAATAGGCTGATTATCTGGTTCAACTCTGCTAACAGGCTCTTCCCCTGTACCTTTACAGTGGATACACTGTCTGGATATAAGCCCATGTTCGAACTCTTCAATACCTGACCCTCCGCAAACTGTACATTTCATGCGCTCTCCTCAGGGGCAGCTTGACCTATCATAACTTCCAACTCCGCATTGTCAGGCCACATTGCACCTGCTGGTATTCTCATCCATCTCCCAGAACGAGATAGGCCCCACTTCCCGAGGACTTTACCTCCAGCTCCAAATACAGCCTTCCGAACTCTGGCTATAGGTGCTTTGTTATTCGGATATGTGATTACTGATACTTTGACCTCTGTTTTCATATTTCCTCCTTTATGCTTTCCTTGAAACCTCTCAATGCTTTGATTAACGACACATTCGGGTTAGACTCATTCATGGCTTTTAACACATCATCAGTGTTGTTAATCCCCAATGCTAGTAAGGCCATTTGCTGAACATCCCTGGAGTCAGCAAGTGAAGGCATTACCATCGCCAACTTGCCAATTGCGTCTGCTACCGCTATAGCGTCAGTAGGCGTAATCGGTGGGAAGTCAATATCAACCGCCCATCTATCAGGCGGGATGTTCGCGTTCCCTAGTACGATGTTGTTTATATTCTGATACGTGTCCCCCCAAATCTTCTGGTAGGATTGAAACATCTTCATCATTGGGAGTTCAACAGTTTGGGCAGTCGCAAGGCTGCCGGCTGAAACATCACCAAAATACTGTTCAGGGATTCCTACAGCAGCACAAACCTGTAGTTTTAACATCTTGCCGTCTTGATAGGCATTCGAGGCTCCAGTATCCGTCTTAATCGGTTGGGTATCTACGCCGGCATTTTCTATTAGCGCACTCCCAGCATCAGGAGTCTTATCATTCAATGCTGCCTTGACAGTGTTAATAGAGGCTTGACCTCCTTTGGTCTTAGCGTGCCATGCAAATCTCGCTAGAGCTAGCATGATAGCTACCCTAGAGGCTAGGAATTTCCGGTATTGTTTAATCCAATCCAGTGCTGGCAATAAGAGAGGGTTGCCTCTCTGCTCGATTGTGTTATATGCCAAATGATAAACAAGCGCCCCCTCTGTCTGGCTTACTTCCTTGCCTTCTGCATCCACCGTTGGCTCACCCTTTGGATTCATTACACTACGATATATAAAGGTCTTAGCTTGTCCTTGTGCGTTTGTCCATGACCTGCGATAGAATCTCACGTCTTCTTTGTCGTCAGGATTAGAGATTATCTCGGTTATCTCTAGCGGGTTGATTAGGCGTATAGTAGTTTCCTTCCCTAAGAATATAGCAAAGAATACCTCACCTTCGACCAATAATTTATTAGACGATTTACGCTGTCCCTGAGCTGATAGGACAGGTCGGTTTATAGGAGCATCCCAGAAGCTATCTAATACATCGCTAACCTGCTTGTCTTCAGTCTGCCATGTCATGCCACCGCCAAAAGTGTAATCCGTCCACAGTCTGATAGCTTGCTTACCTAGCGGGTCTTTGGCATAATACAATCGAGATGTTTGGACATTCACTATCCGCGCCGCATCGGTTATAACATTATTACCACTACCTAAAGTTATCCAACCCTTGTCCTCAATCTTGAGTTCCTCTTCAACCGACTGGGTAGCTTCCATAAATAATTGGTCAAAACTCTTCATAATATCTCTATGTCCTCTCTTTTAGCCCTGTATCATTGCAGTGATAAACTGCCCCGCATATTGGGCAAGTTACTATATCACCTGGAGCAAGGAGTATTCTGTCTAAAATCCACATACCGCACTTGCATTTGAATGTGGTCACTTTTACCTTAACACCTAGATTTGGGCTTTCCAATATACCTGCGCCTACTATTCCCGTTCCTTCCATATTCCCTCCTTTTTATAACTCCATATCAACGGCTTGCATTGCATCATATATAATTATCTGCCCGCGCTCTTCTACCTTACGCATAAAAGCTAAAGCCTGTGTTGTTGAGTCTACCTGGTCATCATGCTCGGCGTTAGGGAAAGCTGACAATTCCTCGATATAATCAAATAGCCAATGAGCATTCTCTGGCAGGAATACCTTCCCCGCTTCTATCAACGGAGTGATAGCATACGCTCGAGCGACTTTATTAGTGTCAACCTTGAATGGTATAACAGGTATCCTAGTGTCACGTTGTAATTCTTGTATCAATGACTGCCCCGAGGCCTTATCCTCTACAACAACAGCACTAGGATTATCTCTAGCATCTAACGACATTGCAACCCGCTTTAATTCAGGGAACTCTACCTTACCTCTCCACACATCTAAAAGATAATATCCATTCTGAACTTCCCCCCATACCGTGCAAACAGAGTAATCATTCTGTGATTTATCTTTAAAAGCGGTGTCCCAACTGTGGATTACCCTTTGGAAGTTAGGCCGCTCATTATAATACTTCCACCATTCCCGCCTGATTATCTGGCCTTCTGCTACCGTAGGATTGCCTTGGTATAGACTTTCAAAAGCCCTGCTACCAATAGACGACCTAACCTTCTCCAATATATCTACAGGGTATCTCCCCGGCCACAAAGCCTGATTATCTTTTATAGCAGGGAAATGTAGGATCTCCCACTGGTCAGCGGTAGGGTCTTCTTTTGCCTGTCTTAAAAGTCTACCAACAAGGTCTTCTTGGTGCCACCTCGTCATAACTACTATGATAGCCGCATCGGGTTCTGTCCTAGTTCTAAAGACTCTCTGATACCAATCCCAAATCTTATCCCTGATAGTCTGGCTAGCTGCCTCCTCTTCATCCTTCACTGGGTCGTCTATAATTCCAACGTTAAATCCTCTACCAGTCAAACCACCACCAATACCAACAGCGTAATATGACCCGCCTTGTTTAGTACCCCACTCATGGGCTGCTTGTCGTTCGGGTATTATTGTCTCTTGACCCTTCCTCTCAGGCCGATGGTGAACATCAGGAAACAACCTCATCATCTCGTTTGAAATAAATATGTCCCTTGCCTGGCGAGAATGTGTTAACGCAATAGACTCAGCATATCCAGCCTGGACTATATAGTCTTCGGGATGTCTAGCTAAATACCAACAGGGGAAACGCAAAGAGATTAGCTCTGATTTACCATGTCTCGGCGGCATCAATACAATTAGCCGCTTCAACTCCCCTCTCTCTATACGCTCAAGCGCATCTGCTAAGGCCACAAGATGCGGAGATAATTGATACTCTGTAAAGGTGTAACTACAAAAAGGTAATAGATTCCTACGAGCCCGCCGCCTCTTGAGTAACTCCTCGGCTGCGTCTGCGCTCGATAATTTGCTCGAGCTCCGCATCTGATAAGTCTTCTGCTTTGCCAATGTTACCACTATGTTCTATCTCCTGTTTGTCCGCTTGCCCTAGATAATTCTTACCTAAAAATATCGCCATTGCTGGGGACTTCTCAGCCATCTTAAATTGTATCCTACGAAGCGACATCAAACCTGCAATTCTCTTTTTACCGAAATACTCCGCAAAGGTAACGCCATATTGCTCCTTTACTCTCCGCTCTATAGTATCCTCTGAGCAATTAAAATAGCATGCAATCTCCCAAAGGGTACATTGCATCTGGCAAAAGCCATCCAGCAGTTTCCAGTCTATATTGATTTTAACTCTACCTTTAGCCATTTATCTT